CCCTTCAGCCGCGCCATGAACTCGGCGTCCGTCTCGTTGTCGCCGCGCACGGCCGTCGCGAGTTGCTGCTGCAGGTCGGCGCGCTGCGATGCCAGGTCGGCGCCCTGCCCGGCCGCCTGCGACGCCGCCAGCCGCGCCTGCAGCGGCTGCAGGCGCCGGCGCACCTGCTCGTCGATGATGGTGCTGATCGCGTCGCCGAGGCCGCTGGTGAGCGACAACAGGTTCGACTTCGCGTCCGCGACCGCCGACTTCGTTGCGGCGGTCAGCGCGGCCGACACGCGCGGCGCGCCCTTCTGGATGCCGACCGCGATGCCCTGCGCCAACGGCTCGCCGATCTCCTTCGCCGTCACCTTCGACGGGGAGCCGATCCCAGCGATCTGCTTCGCCTTGCTGATCGCGCTCGACACGACCCCTCCGAGCGCGGACACCACCCGGCCGGGCGCGCTCAGGATGCCGCTCACGATGCCCGAGATCAACGACTCGCCGACGCCCTTCGCCCACCCGAGCGCCTGCGACGCGACGTTGGCGATCGCGTTCTTGATGCCGACGAGTGCGCTGGTGACGGCGGAAAACAGGTTCCCGAGGCCCGTCACGACGCCGCTCACGACCTTGTGGCCGAGCGACCCCGCGGCGGACACCGCCGCCGACACGGCGCCGAGGATGCCGACGCGGGCCGCGACCTGCACCGCCCCTCGGATCTTCCCCGACCCGCCGCGCAGCAGACCGATCAGCCCCTCGATGATGCCGCCGCCCAGGAACCGCGCCGCGCCGATCACCGCACCGCCGAGCTTCAAGAGGCCCGTCACCAGCAGCCGGCCGACGCGGCCGCCGAACGTCTCCAGCGGCCCCAGGATCGCGACCAGTGCCTTTGCGCCGGCCGCGCTCATCAGCGGCGCGATGCGAGCACCGATGCTCGCGAACGGCCGCAGGAACAACTCGCCGATCTTCAGCAGCTTCCCGGCCGGGAACACCGCGATCGCGACGCCGATCGCCAGTTGCCAGTGCGCCGCCCAAAACGCAGGGTCGGTCAGCGTCGTCACCATGTTCGCGAGGATCAGAGCGCCGGTGTTCGCGAAGTCGCCGGCGTGCGCCGCGACCGACGCGTTCATCTGCTCGATGATCGGCCCCAGCACGTCCTCGCCGGCCGTCAGCGCACTCTTGATCCCGTCAGTGATCTTCGAGCCGACGCTGCCCCAGTCCACCCCGTTGAACGCGTCCGTCAGCTGCTGCGTGAGGCTGGCCGAGTCCACCATCCCGATCGCCTCGTTGAACCGCCCACCGCCGACACTGGTGGTGCCGTTCAACGCCTCGTCGATGGCGCCCGAGATGGCGTCCTTGATCGACCCGGCCGCGCTCGTGATCTGGTCCAGCACGAACTCGGCCTTCAGCTTCAGCGTCGGCTTCGCTGCCAGCTCCGACACCTTGTCGGTGAGGTCGGAGAACACCCCGATCCCGTCCGAGATCACCGGCAGCACCTGCGTGCCGAGCGTGATCGCAGACGCCTGCAGCTTCCCGATCGCCTTGTCCCACTGGGCGCTGATCGACTTGGCCTGCTCCTCCGCGGCCTTCTGCGTCGCGCCCTGGCTCTTGGCGAGCGCCACCAGGTCCGCGTTCGCCGACTTCGAGTTCTTCCCCGTCAGCGCCAGCGCACCGCCGAGCGCACGCACGTCGGGGAACAGCTTCCCCATCTCCTCGACGTTGCCGTGCGTGGACTTCGACAACCGGTCGAGCGACCCCTGCAGGCCGAGGCTCTTGATCATCGCCTGGCCGGACTCGAACCCCTGCGCCTTGATCGCGGCGCTCAGATCCTTCGACGGCGAGATGAACTGGGTCATCACCGCCTTGATCCGGGTCATCGTCTCCGCGCCCGAAATGCCTTCCTTCGTGAGCGTCGCGATGCTGGCACCGACGTCCTGGATCGAGATGCCGAGCGTGGACGCGAACGGCAGCACGTCGCCGATGTTCTGCGCCAGCGTCTGGAAGTCGATCACGCCCACGTTGACGGTCTGGAACAACGCGTCCGACACCTCGCCGGCCGCGCTCGCGCCCTTGTGGTACGCGTTCAGCACCGCCGTCACGGCGCCGGTGGCGGTGGCCGTGTCCGTCAGTCCCGCCTTCGCGGCCTTGGCGCCGGCGGTCAGGATCTTCATGGCGTCCTTCGCCTTGAAGCCGGACGACACCACGTCGTACAACCCGTCCGCGAGCGTCTTCGGTGCCACCCCCGCGGTGCGGCCCAGGTCGAGCACCTGCTTCTCCAACGCCTTGAACGACTGCTCGTTCAGCTGCGCGATCGAGTTCACGTTGCGCATCGACTTGTCGAAGCCGATCGCGAGCGTGGTGGCTGCTGCCAGCCCACCGGCGGCGGCGGCGACGGCACCGCCGATGCCGACCGCCATCGCCTTCCCGATCTTCCCGCCTACGCTCTTGCCGACCCCGGAGGTGGACCGCTCGATGCTGGACTGGAACCCCGTCGTGTTCGGAACGATCCGAACGAACGCTCGGGCGATTTCACCCGCCACCGGAGAACTCCGACTCGCGCCCCATCAGCCCCATCAGGGAGAGCATAGTCGGGTCGTTCACGGGCGGCACGAGCGCAGCCGACACGGACGGTGCCGGTGACGCCTCACCACCGGGCGCGACGGACTCCCGCTCGAAGTGTGGCGCCGGCGCTGCGGCCACCCCACCGACCACCCTGCCTTCCAGGATCGCGTCGATCGCCTCGACGCCCTCCACGTCGTGCCCGCGGATCAGGTAGGCGTACGCTGCGCGGAGAAGTCGTCCGAGGGGGAGATCGGCAGGATCGACGCCACGGAGGGCGCAGTACCCGTCGAAGGCTCGCCAGGTGCGAGGGTCACTGAGCCATCGCCAGAGGCCGACGGCTCCAACGTAGGGACCGTGGTCTCCTCCTCCACCAGCCACTGGATCACCGCGATCACGTCCGCGATCGTGAGCGGGTCTTCGTCCGCGCCGCGCGCTCGCAGCTGCGCCCAGTGCGTCGCGCCGGGATGCTCCACCAGTTCGCCGATCAACCCGTCCACGATCCGCAGCACCTCGCCGGCCGCCACCCCACCACCACTGATCGGGTCGAGCACCGTCATCACGTCCGCCGGCACGTTCACGCGCCGGATGAACGACTGCCCGCCGATCACGAACGTGCGGTCTGCCGCGGGCCGCGACCCGCGCAGCTTCCGTGCCGTGTCGAAGTTCTTCATGGCCTGCTCCTCACACCCCTGCGGCTAGGGCCGGCACCAGGTACGGCTGCGCGCGCATGTACCTCGTCCCGAGCTCCACGAACGGGGCGTACTCGGTGTTGGTCCCGACCTTCGCTGACAGGTTGCCTACCTCCCGCACCACCTCCCAGGTGATGCTGGAACGCAACCGCCCGCCGATGTAGCCGGGTTTGTGGGTGGACTCCGGCGTGCCGACCGGGCAACGGCTGACCGCGGCGCTGTGCACGCGGAGCGCGCGACGCATCAGGTCCCGGCCGGTGGCGCCCTGCTCGGACTCCAGCAGCACGTACAACTCGCCCGGGTTCCAGATGATGCCGTCCACTCGGGCGGCACTCTACAGCGGCGTGTACCCGTCCACCTCGACCAGCACCGGCAACTGCCACCCGGCGCACCCGCCCTGCGTGGGCATCGGGGTCATCGGTCCCGTCTCCACGCTGCGGCACCACCGGCCGGCGAACAGCCGGTCGGTGCGGATCAGCGTGCGGATGCCGTTCCACATCGCCCACCCATCCAGGTACACCACCCGGCTCGCGGCGTCCAGCGTCTGGCCGTCCGGCACGCGCAGCGTCACGCCGCCCTCCACGATCGGGTAGCACCGCATCGTCGTCACCACGAACGTCGCCATCGGCACCGCCGGTCGTTCCTGCGGCAACCCCTGGTTCCCCGACTCGCGCATCGCGACCTGGGCGTGCAGCTGCACGTGCACCGTCATCAGGTCGCAGCAGTCGATCGCCGGCGGTCCGGCGCTCACGAACCGGACCGCCGGCGCGTCGTTCCCGCCAGCCTCGATCGCCGTCGCAGCGGCGGCCAGCAGCTGCGACGCGGCGTCGTACAGATCGGAGGCGGCCGCCACCTACTCCGCCGGCTCGGTGGTGTCGTCCACCGTCTCCGCGTGCTCCTCGTCCCAGTCGTACAGCGCGTCCGCCAGTTGCGACTTCGTGAGGCCCGAGTACGCGATGCCGCGCTCCCGCGCGATCGGCCGCAACTGCTCGACCGTCATCGCGTCGTAGTCGGTGTCCTCATCGTCGTCGTGCGCGTTCGTGATGGTCGCGGGCTGCGCGGCCATGTCGCTGGACGTGTCCTTCGCGAACGCGTCCGGGTCATCGGCGGGGCGCAGCACCGGCCCGACGCTCGGGTCGATCGGCACGTCGCCGTGGTACAGACCGGAGTCCGCGTCGTGCAGCGGGTTCCGGCTCGGGTCAACGAAGCTCACGTCAGCCTCCTCGGGTAGCGCGGCGAGTCAGGACTCCACACCGCCGGGCGGCGCCGCAGTCCGCGCGGGTTGTAGGCCACCATGAACGCGTCCACGAGCGCCAGGCCGCTGCCCTCGGGACTGTCCAGCATGTAGTTCACCAGCGTCGCGAGCCGGCCCTTCGTTACGCGGATGCCCTGCCGCGTGACCTCCTGCACCGCCTCGGGCAGCGCACACCCGGCACCGGCGATCGATGCGAGCGCGAACTGGCACGCGAGTTGGCACGCAGCCATCTTCCCCGCGACCGGCGGATCTACACCGTGCGTGTACGTCACCGACCACGTGCCCTGCGCGGTGTCCGGCAGCGTCAGATCCTGGCACGCCGGCCACAGCAGGTCGTTCGTGCACACCAGCCGCCGGTACTGGTCGAGCCGGTACGTGCTCGGAGCCTGCACCACGCCGCCGATCTTCACCTGCGTGATGCCGGTCACGGGGTAGCCGTCCAGCACGATCTCGCTGAGGATGCCGCACCCGCACTGCTGCCCGCCACAGTCCCACGACCCGCCCGTCCAGTTGATCGGCACGCCGAGCGCCATCGCGCCCTGGATCGCGAGGCCGCCCACGAACCCGCCGCCCCAACAGCCGCACCCCGTCATGCACGGCCGCACGGTGCTCGTGCAGCCCCCGCTGAACTGGCGACCCGACAGGTCGAACAGCACCTCGGACGCCATCTGCGCCGCGAACGTGTAGTCCGGTCCGCCCTCCAGCGTCTCACCGCTGCCGCAGAACTGCGCCACCTCGAGCGGCGTCACCCAGTTCGTGCACGGCCCGCCGCTGTACGGCCCTGACAGCGTGAAGTCCAGCGGCGCGTGCGCGGCGACGTTGACGTTGAACTCGTTCGTATCGACGGGGACGCCGCCGATCGTGACCTGCCACCACGCGGCGTACTGCCCCGCGACGGCGGTGTCGCCGACGAGCATCTGGTAGCTGACGGTGCCGGCGGCGGGCGTCACGATCGTCGCGAGCGCGTCCACGGTCGTCACGGACGCGTTCGCGCGGCGCATCCGGAACCGCACCGTCGCGCCGGTCAGGTTCTTCACCGTGCCGTCGTCGTTCAGGATCGTGTCGGTGACGAGCGGGGCGTTTCCGACCCACGTGTCGATCGCCTCAGCCATGGTGAGATCCTACCCCCCGCGCCCCGACGTGAGGGTGCCGGCGCGGGGCCGCGACGCCAGGCCCGCCACAGGGCGGCTATGTAGCTCCGTGGCGCGTGCGCGGCTGGACACCGCAGGGGTACCACCCCCGGCCGACGGGCCGCAGTCGTAGCCGTCTGGCTGCAGCGCCGGCGTGGTGGGCGTAAGGAGCGGCGCGTCCGGTGTGAGCGGGCAGAGCATCACTTGATCCAGAAGATGAAGCCGCCTGCGTTCGACGTCAGGCTGGCGACCGAGATGGTGTTCGGCAGCGGCGCCGAGTAGGAGCCGCGGTTGAAGTTGCACCAGTTGAAGCCGGACGCGTCGCCGCCGCGCAGGTAACCCGCGGGGAGCTGCGAGACGGCCGTGTTCGACGCGACCGCGGTGCGGCCGAACGCGGGCGTCGAGTTGTCGGTGTGCACCGCGATGAACACGTCCTGGCCGATCGTGAGCGGCACCGCGGACGTGAAGACGAGGCCGGCCTGCCACGTGTTCAGCGAGCCGATCGCGATCGAGTTGGTCGAGCCGAGCAGGTTCAGGTTCGTCGCGGACGTGTCGTAGACGCCGGCGACCATGTTCGCCGCCGCGACGGCGGTCAGGTACACCGTCATCTCCGTGTAGGAGCGGGTCTCCTCGACCGTCCACCGCATCATCCGGATCTGGTTCACGCCGGGCGCCGACCCGGACGCGATCACACCCGAGCGGTCGTTCGAGAACCCGTACGGCGTCGGCAGCGCCAGCTTCGTCGCAGCGATCGCGGCGGACGGGTTCACGTCCGCGTTGACGATCGCGCCGGCCGCGATCTGCGCGGCGGCGGTGGTGCCGGTCAGGTCACCTCCGAGCGCGTAGCTCGCGGGCGGCGTCGCGAGCTGGTCCCACCCGCCGCCGTTGGAGCGCCAAATGGTGAAGTCGGTCGTGCGGCAGTACAACGCACCGGACGGGTACACGAGCGGCTGCGGCAGCGCCGGCAGCGCCACGCCCGAGTCGGTCGTATACGCCGCGAGCTCCAACTCGGCGGGAGTCCGATCGACAGTGGTGCCGTTGCGCCAGGCCATGCAGCCTCCACGGGCCGGCCGGCGCGCCCTCCGCGCCGGCCGGCCTGGTCAGGGGTTAGGTGGAGGTCGTCGAGTAACCGCAGTACGCGGCCGGGATCGAGTTGTCCCAGAAGAACGCGCCCTGCGTGCCGATCGTGGACACGCCGGTCGGGAAGTCGATGTACGGGTTCGACCACGTGTTCTGCCGCGTGTAGCCCTTGAACTGCACCTGCAGGAACTCGTTCTCCAGCGTGGTGGTGTCCATCTGCCAGAACGTCATCGGGAAGATCCAGCGGACGTACCGCGGGTTCGAGTTCTGCGCGTCGCCGACCCACAGGTCCTGCCACGCCTCCAGCGCGCTCGGAGGCTGCGTCGGGTTCGAGCACGACACCTGGATCGGGAACGACGCGCCGATCAGTTCCGTGGACGCGTTCGTGAGGATCGTGGCGCCGGTCAGCATCTCGTACAGCCCCGGCTCCAGCGCGGCCATCTGCAGCGTCAGGTTGTACCGCAGCAGCTTGTCCGGGCCGCGGTACGACGCCTGCACGCAGTCGCAGCCGCCGATCAGGTTCTTCTCCTCGCCCTCCTGCAGCGACGGGTCGATGGTGAGCATCATCGGCTTGTCGCTGACGTAGTGGTTCGAGGGTGGTGCGACGATCGAGCCGGTGCTGCTGAGCCGCGTCAGGCGGATGCGGCACAGGTGGATCGGGGACGGGCAAAGGTTCGCCATGGCCTGTCAGCCTCCTACGGCGTGGTCTGGTTGCGGTCGATGCGGACGGCCGCTCGGAGGCACTGGTCGAACGCGACCACGTACTGCCGTTCGGCGTAGATCGTGTAGTTGTTCAGCGTGCGGTCGAGCGCTTCCGCGGCCGTCTCCGGCAGCAGCACTGCCTGCGAGCGGAAGACGCTCGGCTTCGTGGTGGCGTAGATCCACTCGACCGTGCCGGCGTTCGCGGCCTGGCCGGTGGGCTCCTTGCCCGTGTACCCCGCGCCGGCCACGACGGGCGTGCCGAGCGGTGTGCGCAGCACCCCGTCGCCCTCGTCCTCCAGCAGCCGCTGCGATGCCATCGCGACGGCCATCCGCCGGCTCATGTGGATCACCGCATCCCGGACGATGACGCCCTCCAGGATCGCGAGGCCGTTCACCAGGTTGGTGGTGGTGGCGCCGTTCGGGAGCGTCGGGCCGGTGGTGGTGAGGTGCGGGTTGTTCGGCTGGATGCCGCCCTCCCAGAACTCAAGCTCCACCTGCTGCGGCTCGTACGCCTCGAACGCCACCATCGCCCGGCGGCGGTACTCCTCGTCGTCGTTGCCGATGCCGCGCATCGTGCACGTCGCTGCGAGGTACACCGTGAACGCCCCGAAGTCCGTCGGCGCGGTCTGCGTCGAGGTGGTCTTCGGGACGACCACGGTGGCGCACTGGTCGAACTTCTTCGCCGGCCCGCACGGGTACGCGTAGTACCCGACGCCGTTCTCGAACCGCACGTCCGTGAGCGGTTCGAGCTGCGCGACGCTGAGCAGGTTGTACGGCAGAGCCGACGGCGCGACCCCGTCGAACTGTGCGGGTGCACTGAAGACGGTCACTCAGTCCTCCAGTCGTGTCGTCGGCTCTGCCACGTCCGTTACCGCTACGGACCGACCGCGCAGCTGAGGGTGCGCGGCAGGGTGACCTCACCGGTCGCGCAGACCGGGCTGGTCACCTTCAGCGACTCGAACCCCAGGAACGCGACGTTCTCGAACGCCTCCCCGAAGATTTGGTAGTCGTTGGTCGAGTTGAGCGTCGAGTCGCGCACGATGCCCAGTTCCAGCACACCGGCGTCGAGGTACATGAAGCTCCCCTCGGGGAACAGGTACCAGACGCAGTTCGTCGGGAACCCGAGCAGCGCGGACGCGCCCTGGGCACCGAAAATCTGCGACGCGCCGGTCTGGCCGTCCTGGTAGAACGTCGCGGCGATCCCGCGCGCTCGCAGCCAGTTGACCAGGTCGTCCTTCGTGGCCTCGAACCGGTCGAACTGCTGGCGCAGCAGATCGACCAGCAGCAGGTCGAGCGACCAGGCGGGCAGCAGGCAGCGGAGCACCCGGTTCGGGTCCATCCGGTGCCGGTTCCGCTGGCCGGCCGCGGCCGTCAGGATCTGGCCGAGCAGCGTGTTCGCCGCGCCGCCGACCTGGGTGGCGGTGACCTGCGTGGACGCGGCGTTGATGCCGTCCAGCAGCGCGATCTCCGCGATCCGGGCGAACGCGGCCATCGTCAGGCCGGTGAACTGATCGACCTGCTCCGGCCACGCCCGCGTGCCGAGGTTGCCGAACCGCAGGCAGTGGAAGATGATCGCGACGTCCACCTCGGTCTGCGACGGGCACGCGACCGTCTGGCACGACTTCGTGGCGCTCGTGCCGCCGATGCCGTCGTTCGCGGCGGTGATGCGGCCGACGCCGGTGGTGACCGCTGCGAGGCTCGGCGGCGCCATGAACCGGATGCCGCCACGATCCGCGTTGAACCGCGGCAGCGCGTCGCGCACCGGCCGGCCCGCCTCGGACTCCATCATCAGGTCGTAGTACGGCGTGACCGGGGCGCACAGACCACCGGACGCGACCAGCGCCTCCTCCCCGACGACAGCCTGGATCTTGTTCCAGTTGCCGACCGGGTCGTCCGGCGTCAGCCGCCGCTCGGGCACGTCCGACCAGTCCGTGTGGATCGTCGCGAGGGTGTGCTTCTCCTCGGTGACGCCCTCCGGGATGAACTGCCAGCTGCGCCGCTTGTTGATCATCGCGCGGCTGAGCTGGTCGCGGTCCATCGTCTCGCCCATCGGCACGCCGATGCCCTCGGCGCTCGCGACCATCGCGCCGACCGGCCGGCGCACCGGGGTGTTCTTCTTCGCGCGGGCCGGAGCGGGCCGGCGCATCGGGACGGGCGGCTGGCTCGCGCCGCCGGCCGCGACCGGGACGGGCTCCTCGACGACCTCGGCATCCTCGACCTCGGCCTCCGGGGCGGGGTCGGGCGCCGGCTCGGGCTCGGGCTCGTCGGGGGCCGGCTCGGGCGTCGGCTCGTCGTCACCTTCGGCGTCCGCCGTCGGCTCGCCCACGGCGCGCGCTGCGAGCGCCGCCATCGACGCCTCGACCTCCGCCGCCGCCTCCTCGCGCTGCGTGATCTCGGCGCGGAGCGACTCGATCCCGACCACGGCCTGCTCGGTCGCGGCCAGCACCTCAGCCGCGGTCAGCTCGCCGGTGTCCGCCTCGCCCTTCGCGACGGCGTCCACCTGGCCGACGAGCTTGTCCAGGAGCGCCTGCAGCTCCTCGACCGACAGTGCCGCGATGTCCTCGGGCAGCTGCTCGTAGATTTCCATCAGGGGGTCTCCCTACACGTACGGGTGAACTCCGAGACGGACTACGCCGCTCCCACGTGCCGGCGCTAGGGCCGGACCGACGCGTGGGACGCTATCAGATGCGTCGGGCGACGACCACGATCGCCACCACGATCAGCACGAACACGAGGATCGCGAACAGGCTCATCGGCCGAACCGCCCGAGCACGACCAGCAGCAGGGTGATGCCGGTGATGACCAGGCTCAGGATCTCGAACGTGTGAAGCTCCATGCGCGCCTCCCTCGGTGCCGCGTTATCCCCGCGGCGAGCGTTCCCTGAACTGCCCGGGTCGGCGGGAGCAGGCCGGTGCGCCACCGACCCGGGCGCCGACAGGCTACGCGACGGGGAAGATGAAGCTTCGGTTCCAGGGGGAGACAACGCGAAGCGGATGCGTGACTATAGGTGCATGGCCACCGCAGTCAACGCCCACCACCCCGAGGTCGCGAGGGCCGCGCAGGCCGGCATTCGCCCCGCGATCTGGATCGTCGCGTGTGGCAAGGCGAAGCGGTCGCTGGTCAGCCGGGCGCGCGACCTCTACACCGGCCACCTGACGAGCCTGCAGATCCGCTTCGCGACCACCCGCGGCGGCGTGTTCGGCGGCACCGCGGCGGCGATGATCGCGTCCGCCCGGTACGGCCTGGTGGACATGGACACCGAGGTCGCCCCGTACGACGTCACGCTGAACGACTTCACCGCCGACCAGATCGCACTGTGGGCGCAGCTGGTCGCCGCACAGGCCGCCGAGCGCGGCATCGCCGGCGCCACCGTGTACGTGATGGGCGGCGCCCGCTACACCGACGCGCTCCGCGCCGCCGGGTTCCAGGTCGCGAACTTCGACACCCCCGCCTCGAACCCGTGGCTGACGCGGGCGAAGTTCATGGGCGAGCGCAAGTCGGCGCTGACCCGCCTGCTGGCCGCCTAGGACACGGACGGGGCGCCCCCCCGAGGGACGCCCCGTCGTCGCGGTCCAGCCCATGGAAGGGGACGAGCGTGAGACTACTCCTCGTCGAGGACGAGGTCGAGCACCTGCAGCACGTGCTGCTGCTCAAGCTCCCCCGTCGCCTCCCCACCGTTGCGCTTCGCCTTCTGCCGGCGCGAGTCGATGATGCCGGTCACGGTCAGTTCCATCGGCTTGCCCAGCTTCCACCGCTGCACCGCGCTGCGAGCGACACGGATGCGACCGGTGACGATCACGTACTCGTCGGTGACGGGCATCCCGTCGATCTTGAGTTGCTTCCCGGCCGGTGGGTCGGCCGGCACCTCGGGCGCGTCTGCGGGCGGCTCGGCCACCGCTGCGAGGTCTGCCATGGTCGCTCTCCCTTCGTCCGGGTTCCGGGTCGAGCATAGCGCCCGCACCCCCCCGTGCCGCTAGGGCTGCAGGCCCACCACGTACGTCCGGTAATCGCGGTACGAGCCGTACCCGGTCACCTGCGCACCAGCCTCGACCAGTCCCGCCAGCAGCGCGCCGGCCTGGTCGCGGTTGCACCGGATGCGCACCTCCGGCACCGGCGGCTCGACGGTCGTGCCCGGCGCGCCGTACGTGACGGCCTGCCGCCACCCCATCGCGTACGCGGTCGCCTCACGAGCGTTGAACCGCCACGCGGTCGCGACCTCGCTGATGTCCAGGAACGGCGGGTCGGTGACGTGCGTTGCCTCAGCCACGGATGGCTCCTCTCTGCCCCCGGAAGGGCGGTAGGTGTAGGGCCGGCGCCGAGAGCGATTATGGGAACCCGGTGGCGCCGACCCGACACCACGGTACACCACGGGCCGACCGGAGGGCCGACGTGCACAGCTCGGAGATCACCCGGCCAGAACGGCTGCCTACGGCCTCTCGGCCCGCACCGCGAGTCTACAGGCCCCGCGTCCAGTCGATCACCGCCGGCGAGTGCTCGCCGATGAAGCACGACGCGTACCGCGGCCGGCCCTCCCGATGCCCGAGGATCACGCTCGGAGCTTCCTCGTCGTGCTGCACCAGGTTCGGCACCGTCAGCCACACCTCCAACCCGCGCCGCCGGCGCCAGTCGCCGACCACCTGGTCATCCGCGATCGGCCGGCCCACGTCCCCCTCGGGCGCAGTCGCCAGGTCCGCTGCGAGGTCGCGCGGGTACGCGAGCGCCAGCGTCGGCACGAACGGCTCGCCGGGGTGCAGCGGCGACCACGCGGTGCACGTGGACGCGTTCGCGACCAGCGTGGTGGCGGACGCGTGTGCGAGGTCGTTCACGAAGAAGCTGATGATGCTGGTCGGCCGGTGCCGGATCGCTTCCACCACGGCCCACAGGAACCGCCGGCCCGGCAGCACGTCGTCCTGCAGGATCAGGTAGTGGGTGCACCACACCGGCAGCCGCTCCAGGCACGCGCGGTACGTGCGCCACGGCGACACGTTCATCGCGGTCTGGATGGTGCCGTCGTGCGAGCGGCGCGCCTTGTGCGTGTCCGGGTCGGGGTCGGTCACCACCCGGATGTACCGCACGCGCGGGTCGGCGCCCATCGCCTGCAAGAGTCGCGGCGGCAGGTGCGGTCGTGACGGGTGGTGCATGATCGCGCCGGCCAGCTTCACGCGCCGGCGCGGCCACACCTCACCCATGTGCGCGGGCGGCCAGCTGCGCCAGCGCGCCCGGCCCGAGCGCGCGGGCACGCAGGTCGGCCATCGCCCGGTGGTGCGCCGCGACGCGCTCCGGGGTGACGATGCCGGCCGCGACGAGCGCCAGCGTCTCGTACTCGCCCTCCCCGACACTCGCTGCGAGCGCGCGCTGGCGCGGCACCGGGAACCCCGGCACGTTCACCGCCAGCAGCCCGACCATCTCCAGGTGCCCGTTGATCGGGCGCCAGTCGCCCGACACCGGCGCCGCGGTCAACTCGCGCACCCGGCTCGCGTCCACGTCCGCGCGCAGCGCGCCGCACACCCACGGCCCGTGCCGCCCGTCGCGAGCTACCACGTCCGCGACGGCGGTGCCGGTGTGGTCGTAGTGCTCCAGCGTCTGCTGGCGGCTCGCGCGCAGGTCCGCGTGGCCGGTGCCGACCGTGATCTTCCCGCACGCCACGCGCGTGCCCTCGGCCGTCACCACCTCGCCGAGGTTGAAGTACGCGTACCCGGACTGCGACTTCGGCGGCGTCGTGCAGCCCGGCAGGCCGATGTGGCACGTGCCGAACAGCGCCGCGTGGCCGTACACCTGCCCATCGTCCGTCACGGTCAGCGGTGTCGGCTCGTCCGGCTCGGGCATCTCGAACCACGCAGCGGGCGGCGCGGTCGGCACCAGGCCGGCGCCTGCGGCCGTTACACCCTCCAGAGGGGGTAGGCCCGCCCCGGGCGCCGGAACGCGCGCAGGCGCCGGCAATGGCGCCGTTGCGCCCGCGCTGGCCGCGACCCCGGTCTGCAGCGGCCGGGTGATGCGCAGCGTGAGCGGCTTCCCCGCCGCCGCCGCGACCGGCTCCACGTTCTGGATGGTCGCGTCGTCGAACGCCTGGAACGGGCAGATGGTCGCGCCCAGGATCGTGCCCTTCACCACCACCATCACGCCGAAGAACATCAGCTCCAACTCGTCCATCGGCGGGCCGTCATAGTCGGCCGGCTCCTCGAACTCGACCTCCTCCACCGCCAGGTCCACGCTGATCCCTCGCAGCGTCCCGTCGCCGACCATCGCCCGGATCTTCTGGCCGTACTCGCCCGCGTCGTACACGCCGCGCCCGACGATCTCGCCGCTCGTCATCCGCTCGATCTCGTCGATCCGGCCGGCGACCTCCGCACCGTCATGGCCGGGCGCGGTGACGGTCTGCGCCATCAGCGTCAACGGCAGGTCGCGCCAGTCGAGACTGTTCGGCGCCATCCGGCGCATGTCGGCCGTGTCCACGCCCTCCAGCACGAGCACCGCCTGCCACCGGCCCGGCCCTTCCGGGTCGTCGTCCACCGCTGCGAGCGGCTGCATGTCGCGCACCTGGAACTTCAGCTTGCCCATGGGGTTCGTCCCTCCTGCGATGAGGCCGCCGGCCTGCTCAGTGTACGTAACGGTGCAGCGGCAGTGGATGACCTCATCCCCCGGGCCGCTCGGATCGCCGGGGTACTGCATCGACGAACCACCGACGGTGAAGAACCCGTTCAGCGGCACCGTCTGCCCGTTCGCCTGTGCGTGCGTCGGCCGCGTCCGGTGATCCATCGTGGCGTACCACGTCTTGAAGATGCGCAGCGGGTCGTGGCCCTGCGTGTCCCTGCGCATCGACCCGTCGTCGTTCAGGCTGGTGCCGTTCAGCACCGACGCCAGCCGCACGCTCGCGCCGTTCACCGCGCCGATCATCTCGGTGCTCGCGATCATCGTGGAGCGGTACTTCGACACGCCCCCCATCGCGCGCGCCACGCGCCGGCTCGCCTTCGGGATCGACTCGCCGAAGTCGTACGCCTCCTGCAGCTGCACCATCACCTCGCGCCGCGTGGTCTCGATGATGCTGGTGATGTGCTGCCCGCGGTCGGTCAGCACCTCCCGCACGAGCCGGTTGCGCACCGCGAAGCTGATGCCGGACTCGGCACCCATCTCGACCAGCAGCGCGTTGATCGCGTCCCAGTGCCGCGCGACGGCCGCTGCGATGATCGCGCGCTCCGTCGGCAGGTGCAGCACCTCGTCCTTGTCCGGCAGGAAGAACGGCGGCTCGGCCGCCGCCGCCAACCCGAGCGGCTGCACCCGCTGGAAGTTCCGGATCGCGTCGCGACTCATCCGCCGGATCTGGCCCTGCCAGAACCGCTCGAAGGTCGGCAGGTAGTCCGTGCACGCGGCCGTCGCATCCGCCACGCTGGCGGTGAACGCCGCGAGCCGGCTCATGTCACGCCCATCTCCGCGACCGCCAGCAGCTTCGCTAGCTCGAGCGGAACCTCACCCGGCTCCGGGTCGAGCAGCGTGTCGCGGGCGTACTCCTCGCAGGCCCGCACGATCTGCTCCACCACCTGCGGCGGCACGCCCCACTTCCCGAGCCGCCCGGCGAAGCACTCGGCGCCGCCAGCCACCAGTTGATCGGGGGTGCCGGCGACCGTCGGCAGGCTCCCACTCAGCGCGATCTGCAGCGTGCACGCCACCTGCTCGTTCGGCACGTACCGGATCACGTCCGCGTACGTCGGGTGCTTCTGCAGCTTCGTCCGGATGCGGCTGCCGGCCAGCTGCCGGCACCGGTCCACCATCAGCGACGCGGTGGCGCGGACGCGGGTGGCGTTCTCCTCCGGGGTGCCCTGCCCGATCTTCGTGTCGCGCGGCACCGGCGCGTCCTGGCGTGGTGGCGTCTGCTGCGCACCCGGACCGGTCGCAGCGGCGCGGGCGAGGCGCGCGTCGATCTCGGCCTGGTCGGGCTTGTCGTCCTCCGAGAACCCCGCCTCGTTCCGCAGCGTCTCGCCCTTGAGCTCCAGCCGGTCGTACAGGCGGATCGCGTCGCCCGACTTGTCGGGGCGGCGCACCACGTCGGACGGGTCGTACCCGATCAGGAACTGGTCCCAGTCGGCGACGCCGGCCTTCTGCAGGCTCGGGCGGTAGTACGCGCTGGAGAAGTCCGACACCATGTCGTCAGCGACGGGCTCGACGTGCGCCTTCCACGAGTCTTCATCGATCTGCCACGCCGTCCAGTGGTTCGCGTCGGTGACGCCGAGCAGCACCTCGGGCGGCAGGTCGAGGCCGAGCGCGATCCGCTCGATGCACTCGCGCCGCTCGGACTGCTGCACGCTGCGAAGGTCCGGCTTCGCGAGGGACAGGTGCCGCACCTTGTCCAGCAGGTCGGCCTGCCCGCGCACGATCATCGGCACCACCGCGGACGCGCTGCCCTCGTCGCCGATCGGTGCAGTCATCGACTCCGTCAGGTCGCGCATGAACGGGTCGTTCTGCGCGTTCTCGTCGGCAGCAGGCCCGGCCACTGGCAGCGGCGACAACTCGTCCGGCAGCAGGATGATGCCCGGCCCCGCCGCGCGGCTGCGCGCGTTCGAGCGCACCGCCAGCGACAGCACCAGTAGCTCCTCGCACTCATCCAGGACAGCCTTCATCGGGCCGTCGGCGAGGCCGCTGTACGCCGGGTGCTTCTTCCACAGCCGCCACGCGACGGCGGTCTGCTCATCGGTCGGCTCGAAGTCGTCCGCGCCGGCGTCCAGGTACTTCTCCGGCTGACGCTGATCCGGCTGCCGCTTGCGCAGGTACGCCTGCCCGTCGAACTCCAACTCGAACGGCGACAGCATCTCCCACACCTCGACGCCGTCCACCAGGCTGCAGAACAGGTACCCCTCGCCGCACAGGAACCGGAGCCGGCCATAGCCGCCCTGTAGCTCCTCCCG